AAAAAGAGAAAAGGGCGTTTGTTAAAACCATGTAAAGACAAGGATGGATACTTGTATGTTGGTTTAAGCGATGGCGGAGTAACAATCCGAAGGATACACAAGTTGGTGGCTGAAGCGTTTATTGGTTCTTGCCCGAACGGGCATCAAGTAAACCACAAAGACGAAAACAAAACGAACAATCGCATTGAAAATTTAGAATATGTCACAGCAAAGCAAAACATTAACTATGGAACAGGAATAAAAAGAAGGGCAGAAAAACGTGGGTACGCAGTTTATCAATTATCAAAAAACGGAGATGTTATTGCCAAGTATAGGTCATTAAGAGAAGCGGCGAAAGAAACGGGAATTGATTTTAGAAACATCAGAAGATGTTGTGTTGGAGAAAAATATTACAAAACGGCAGGCGGTTTTATTTGGAAATATGAAAGGACGTGATTATTATTAAGACCTACCAAGATTTGCTCAATGTTCCAGACAGGGACAAAGACAGAATGAACTTTGTTAAGACGGTAATGAACGAACACAAGTCGAGCAAGCTATTTAAGCAGGCTGTACTTGCAGACGAGTATGACCGAAAGCAGAACAGGACGATTGTGAATTATCAGAAGTTGCTTTATACGGTAAGCGGCAAGGCAATTCCAGATAATTGGAGTGCAAATTACAAGCTGTGTTCCGGCTTTTTCAACCGATTCACTACACAGCAGGTTCAATTCCTGCTTGGAAACGGCGTAACGTGGGGCGTGGATGGAACGGCAGAAAAGTTAGGGAAAGACTTTGACAAGAAGTTGCAGACAATAGCGAGAGCGTCACTTCGGGCAGGTGTGGCGTTTGGGTTTTTCAACAAAGACCACATTGAAGCGTTTACAATTCGTGAGTTTGTACCGCTGTATGACGAGGAAAACGGCGCACTTCGGTCAGGCGTTCGGTGGTGGCAAATCGACAACAACAAGCCATTAAGAGCGACCCTGTACGAAGAGGACGGGTACACGGAATACATATGGGAACACGGCAAAGGCGAAGTGTTGCAGGACAAGCGCAAGTACATTCTGAACATTCGTGGAACCGAAGCAGAAGGAACAGAAATATATGACGGGCAGAATTATCCGGCATTTCCGATTGTGCCTATGTTCGCAAATGAGTTGAAGCAGTCGGAATTGATTGGCATACAGGAGCAGATTGACGCATATGACCTTATCAAGTCGGGATTCTGCAACACTATTGACGAAGCGTCATTTATTTACTGGACAATTAACAACGCCGGAGGCATGGACGATGTAGATTTGGCGCAGTTTGTTGAACGGCTGAAAACCGTACACGCCGCAACGGTTGAGGACACAGGAGCAACAGCAAACGCAAACACCATTGAAGCACCACACGAAGGGCGAGAAGCGCTGTTAGACCGTCTGCGGAAAGACCTGTATGACGATTACATGGCGTTGAACATTGACGACATTAAGGGCGGAGCAGACACAGCAACACACATCAAGGCGGCGTATGAGCCAATGAACAGCAAAGCGGACCAATTTGAGTTCTGTGTTGAGGATTTTATTTACGGCATTTTAACAGTCGCCGGAATAGACGATGCGCCGACATTTACACGGTCATACATGGTCAACACGCAGGAAGAGATTGCCACGCTGATGCAGGCGGCAAATTATTTGAGCGATGATTATGTGACGCAAAAGGTTCTGACCATCCTTGGGGATGCAGACAAGACGGAAGAAGTATTAAAGGAAATGGACGAAGCGAGCATTGCGGCGTTTAATGCGGCGGCAGAAGGTGAAGAATAATGGCGGATGATTTTGATTTCAGTTTTGACGACCTTGAAAATTTGCTTTCGGAGATTGACGATGGCGGCGGTAAACCTCTCGATGTAATGCACGAAGAAACTGACCGTGAAATCGAGAAGGTAAGGAAAAGGTTGGCAAAGGAATACAAACAGGCGGAAAAGGAGTTAAAGCAGAAAGCTAACGACCATTTCAAGAAGTTTGAAAAAGCCGACAAAGAAAAAGCCAGACTCGTAAAAGATGGAAAGTTATCAAACGAGGACTATATCACATGGAGAAAAAACAAAATCCTGTATGACAAGACATTGCAGGCAAAAGTCAAATCCATGTCAGATTACCTTGCAAGCGTGGACAGGCACGCCGCAGATATTGTAAACGGGCGGCTTACAGGGATATACGCAAACAATTACAACTACGAGTTATACAAGATAGAAAAGGGGATGGGGGCGACCACATCCCTTGTATTACATAACGAAAAATCGGTTGAACGGTTGGCAAGAAAAAACCCAAAATTACTGCCGAACCCAAGTAAAAAGACACAGGAGAAAATCAAGAGCGGCAAGATAAAGAAGTGGAGTCAGCGCAAAATAAATAATGCAATCACACAAGGCATATTGCAGGGCGAACCGATAATGGACATTGCTGACAGGCTCACAAAGGTTGTCAGCATGGAATGGAATAGTGCTGTAAGAAACGCCAGAACATCCATGACGGGTGCGCAGAACGCCGGAAGGTTAGGGACATACAAAGACGCAGGAAGGCTCGGAATAAAAACGAAAAAGCAGTGGATGGCTACACTTGACGAAAGAACAAGGGAAAGCCACCAAGAACTTGACGGGGAAAGCGTACCAGTTGACGAGCCGTTCAGCAACGGCTTGATGTTTCCGGCAGACCCAGATGGTGAGCCGGAAGAAGTCTATAATTGCAGATGCACAATGGTTGCAGACATTGAAGATTATCCAGACGAAGGTTTTGAAAGGTACGTAAACGGCGAATCTGTGGGGGATATGACGTACAAAGATTGGCTCGACATGAAGAATCCCGATGCCGTTAAAGAAACAGTGTTGCATACTCAAAACGTAAAAGAATTTGTACAACTGAAACAATTCGCAGAAAGAAAGGGGATTAGTTACAACAAAGCGTCAACAATGGAGCCGATGGCTCATGAAAATGTGGTTGCAAAGATTGCAGGTGGTGACAAAACAACAGGCTCGTGTATGTCCCAAGCGTTTACGTATGTGGCAAACACGAAAGGGATTGATGTATTAGACTTCCGTGGCGGAAAAAGTACAGATATGTTTTCGGATTACATGAATCTGCAAAGGATGATAAAACTATCTGACGCAAAAGTAAGGAAAGAGTTTGTTGAAAGGGAAGCCAAGGACACAGCAAAGTTATTAGCGGGAATCGAAAAAGACAAAGAGTTCATACTGATTGTGGGACGGCACGCCGCAGTAGTAAGGAACAGCACGGAGCACGGGTTACAGTATTTGGAACTGCAATCAGAAACACAAATGGGTTATATGCCGTTTGAAACAAGCCGCCGAACAGCGGAGGAAACATTACAAAAGCGGTTTGGTTGCAGAAAAAGAATTGACAAGTTGGGAACAATGGTTCTAAAAAAAGAAGTCATGCTCGTAGATATTGATTCCATGAAAATGACGGAAGAATACAAGGAGATGTTGGGGTACATAAACACGGCAAAGTCAAAGCAAAAGAAAGGAATCGGCGGTGGAGAAAAATAAGTGGTTCAAAGAAAATGAAGGTGACACAATATGGTGGCTTGATAATGGGGAATCCCGAAAAGGCATATTTATTTTCAGCTTTGATAAACAGAAGGAATATAACCTGTTTCGTGACTATCCGAACAATATGGAGCCGGAAGAAGTGGAGATATTTAACAAAGAAAATCCATTTTGGGAAGAATTTTTTGCAGGTAGAGAATAATGGCAAGAATAAAAATAACCGAAAATCACGTGGATGAAGTGATAGCGGAAGTAGACAGACGAAAACGCAAAATACTTGAAATATTAGGTCTCAAAGCGGAGAAATATGTAAAAGGACTCACGCCAGTTGACACGGGTTTATTGAGAAATTCAATAACTCACGCAATAAGCGGAGAATCACCTGCAATCAGCGAGTATGTCGACAACAGCGGAGATGTTAAAGGGACATACAGCGGAACGCAGGGAAGCAAAGAGGATGATTGCGTGTATATCGGCACGAATGTAGAATATGCGCCATTTGTCGAATTTGGCGAAAACATGAAACACACAACGGGAAAAGCACATTTCCTTCGTGACGGAATACAGAACCACAAGGATGAATTTAAGCAAATCATTGAAACAGAAATGAAGAAATAAATTATTGCAAAGTAAAAACAACGTGATATAATAGCACTGGAATCGAATGGTAAAGAAAAACCTACGAAGCAAAGGAGATTACAAGATATGGCATTATGGAAAGACGTTGACGGATATGAAGGACTATATATCGTCAGCGATGAAGGCGAGGTAATTTCGCTCCAACGAGAAGTTCATACGAGGAACGGAAGCGGAGAAATGACCGAACATCGCAAAGCCCGAAAATAATGGAGATACGAAGGGAGTGAAGACTTATCGCTTTAACAAGAAAGTTTTTATCTGCATTAGGTATTGAGGAAGACAAGGTTGACGAGATTATCAAGGCGCACACCGATACAGTGGACGCATTGAAGGAACAACGGGATTCTTACAAGGACGATGCTGAAAAACTGCCGGATGTTCAAAAGGAATTGAACAAGCTGAAAAAAGAAGTCGAAGACAATGATGGTGATGAATGGAAAGCCAAGTACAACAAAGTCAAAAAAGACTATGAGGACTACAAGGCTGAGATTCAGAAGCAGAAAGAAATGGCTACGAAGAAAGCCGCCCTTGAAAAGGTGGCAAAGGACTTCTTGTCAGAAAACGGAGTTGCAAAAGCATTGAAGTATGCGGATTGGGACGAGTACGAGGTTGACGAAAAGGGCAATCTCAAGGATGCCAAGAAGCACATCAAAGACCTGAAAGAAGAATGGTCTGATTACGTTCTCAAGGAAGAACAGGAAGGTGCTAACACACATACGCCGCCCGAAGGAAACGGCGGCAAGGCGTTGAGCATGGAAGACATTTACAAGAAGGATGAACACGGACGGTATGTCATGGATGCAGAACAACGCCAGAAAGAAATTGCTAAACAGTTATCAGAGGGAGAATAATCATGGCAAAAGCAAATCTCACAAAGAAAGCGCAGTTTGCACAGGTACAGGCTCGTGAAGTTGATTTCGTAACTCGGTTTGCGGACAACTGGGACGCCCTGCGTACCATCATGGGCATTATGCGCCCGATTCGTAAGGCTCCGGGTACAAAGCTGATTTCCTACAAAGCGGCGGTAACGCTCCAGAGTGGAAATATTGGAGAAGGTGAGGAAATCCCGTACAGCCTTGCCACAGTGTACCCCGTTGCATACGGTGACCTGACACTGGAAAAGTACGCAAAGGCGGTGTCTATCGAAGCCGTAGAAAAGTACGGAGCATCTATCGCAATCGAGAAGACGGATGACCAGTTCCTTGTGGAATTACAGAACATTGTTCTCACCAGATTCTATACATTCCTGAATACTGGTGCGCTGACTTCCGCAGAACCCACGTTCCAGATGGCTCTTGCGATGGCAAAGGGCAACGTCATTGACAAGTTCAACAAGATGCGTAAGACGGTTACGCAGATTGTCGGATTTGCCAATGTACTGGATGTGTATGAATATCTCGGAACCGCCGATATTACGGTACAGACTGCTTTCGGTCTGACCTATATTGAGGATTTCATGGGATATTCCACACTGTTTCTGCTGTCTGCGCCGGACATTCCGAGGGGCAGAGTCATTGCGGTTCCCGTGGAAAACATCGACCTGTATTACACTGACCCGTCCGACAGTGATTTTGCTCGTCTGGGTCTGGAATACACTGTTGCAGGGGAGACGAACCTGATTGGATTCCACGCAAACGGAAACTACACCACGGCGGTCGGCGAGATGTTCGCCCTGATGGGCATGACCCTGTGGGCAGAGTACCTTGACGGCATTGGCGTTGCAGATGTTGGCACGGAAAGTTTCACGGCGGTTGAAACCACCACGGGCAAGAACCCTGCCGCAGAAATGTGGTATGAGAAGTCCGGCTCTGATTATTTCAGAACTACGGACACCGAGCCTGCGTCTGGCAAGACTTACTACACCAGAACCGTAACTCCGGCGGCGTAGTCGTATGTTTCGGGTCGTTGTAGCGTTTGCCGATATGCAGGACGAACACCATGTTTACAGTGTGGGGGACACGTTCCCTCGCACTGGTAAAAAGGTGTCGAAAGAACGGGTTAATGAACTGGTTTCAGGTCGTAACCAAATCGGCAAACCGTTAATCGAAGAAGTTGCGGAAAAGACCGAAACCAAGGAAGTGGCGAAAAAAGCCAAAAGAAGAAAGAAAAATGCTGACTGAACTGTGTAAAGAAATCAAAAACTGGTTCACCTATAACACTCCAAAGTTTTTCGGAACATTCGTTATTGAAGACGGGAAACTGACGGGTGATTATGGGTTGCAGGAAAATCAGTATTTCCGAATCATTGGGAGCGTTTTCAACGATGGAGTTTATCAGTACAACGATGAACTTGAGTTGCAAGACGAAACCTTTGATGGTGCATTATGGGCAATGGCTGTTCCGCAGGAGGTCATTGCCCTTGCCGCAGAAATAAGCGATTGGAAGGATAAATACCAGACAATCGACAGTCCTGCAATGTCACCGTACAATTCAGAGTCATTCGGTGGGTATTCCTACAGTAAGAGTGGCGGCGGTAGCAGTAGCGGAAATGTTGATTTAAGCGGCACATGGCAAGGGGTATTTGCTGACAGACTGACCCAATGGAGAAAGATATGAGTTTATTGGATGAAGTAATGGAATCATGTGTCATTATGGACAAAACGACACAAGCAGACGGATATGGCGGCATACAGACTTCGTGGGTAGAAGGTGCTCCGTTAAAAGCGGCTATTACCTTTGATACGTCAATTCAAGCACGGACAGCCGAAGAACAAGGTGTAACAAGCCTATACACCGTCACAACATCCAAAACAGTTGTGTTGCAGTACCATGATGTATTCAAGCGATTGCATGATGGTAAGATTTTCAGAGTTACATCGGATGGTGATGATAAATTCACGCCAACAAGCGCATCGCTTGATATGCGGCAAGTAACAGCGGAGGAAATGGCGGCGTTACCGTCATAGTTAAAACAATGTCAGATAAATGGACAGCACAAAACACATTTTGGAATGGCTTCGGGCTAACGGCGTATGATGTGTACACTGTGCCGGACAATGCACAGATGCCGTACATTACCTATGAAGCAGTATCCGCAGGTCTGGACGAAAAAACGGCGATTTCAGCGTCTTTGTGGTATGAGTCAACAAGTTGGTCGGCTGTTAGTGCAAAGGCGGCTGAAATCGAAAGCCTGATAGGCTCTGGGGCAAGCGTAAAGTATGACGGCGGCAGACTTTGGGTAACAAAGGAAACGCCGTTTGCACAAAGGCTTTCCGACCCGTCAAATGACAGGGTGCGGAGAATCATATTACAGGTATCGGTAGAATTTCATTAGGAGGAAATCATGCAGAAATACACAAAGGTGCCGGAAGACACATTTGAAAAATTGCAGTTGAATGCCGGAATCCTTGTTGATGGCTTCACACCCTCAACGGGCGTGATTGGCAATATTCTGGGCGCAACAACGGGCGGCATCAATTTTACATCGAATCCCACCTACACGGATTTTGGTGAGGATATTGACAACGTACCCAACAACACGATGGAGTTGAAGCACCTGAACAGCTTTGACCCGACAATGAGCGGA